TAATGCTTTGCCAGTTCTTAGTAATATTAATTTGGATTTTGGAAGAAACTACGACGAGGCAATTTCAGAATTTATTATGTATAAAATTGAACAGGCTTGCAAAAATGAGGTTTCTTGGTGGACCCGATCTAAATGGGAGGGAGAAAATTACTATATGCTCTTTTTGGAGCAAACAGTCCAGACAGTTATGAGAATGATTGACAATGAGGAGATGGAGAGGAATGAGGAGCTTGGAAAGGCATATGATAAAATCGAGACAGTAATTAAAGAATACCCCGGTATCAATTTAGATGATATTGATAGTGGCTGGCAAGATGGTGCTGCAATTGCGGCTGGTTCAACAACCGGCTTTGTTTTAACTGCTGCTCTCATAGCAGCATCTGGGCCTATAGGCTTGGCTTACTTAGCCACAGCAACCGTAGCCGGTGGTTTTTTGTTTAAAGTTGTAAAGGATGCGGTTACACTTTCTGCTGCTCGATTTGCTGTTAAAATATTTACAATTAGGGAAAATATTTCCCCTTGCCGAACAATGTTAAAATATTTGATCAGAAATCAATTGAATTTTTATAGAGATGAGTTGAATCTAAGACTCGAACCTAGACCACATATTTATGATACTGCTAAGTATTTTATTGGTGCAAGTAACGTTTTCGGATCAGAACACTGTCCAAATGCAGGCACCAGCGATATAGAAAACCCAATTGGTGGAGGGCAGATTGATAATATAACATACGGAAATATAAAGAATGTTGTTCCAAGTACGGATATAAATCCATTGAGTTTTGAAAATAATAATTCACAATTTACCACCACAGCCTCAAACAATGGTGCATTTTATCTAGAAAAATATGTTAGAGTTTTGACACCAGATAGATCATCTGCCGCTCCTAGAAATAAAATGAAAGCAGAATTGGCTAATATGGTTTTAGATCGAGACGAAAACCTGAAAGGAGTTGTTAATATAAACAAATTTAAAGAATTTTTAACATCTATAAAAGAATTTATAACAGAAACTAACAATGCCAATATATCTGATGCTTTGGGGGCGATGGTGTTTAAGGACACAAGAAGAGAAAATAAAAAACCAGAATCAATGCCTGATGAAGATTTTGAGATGCTTGAGAGCATATCGCAAACTGGTGTGAAGTTTGGTGTTAGATTATGCTATGTTCCCCCTGCTGGATTTAAGATGAAAGGGGTACAATCAACAGAATTCACAAGGTTGGAAAAGAGTTATTATTTTAACTCCTCTCATGTTTATCCAGCAACAAAATACATATTTCCTATTTGCTCTTACGAGCTTGACTTACCTGATGGTAAAATAGAGGACTATATTAATTCTGATGAAAACATGAACCAGAATGTAAAATGCTTTGTTGATAATTTAACAAAACAACCAGAATTTGATCTGATATTTGATAAGATTTTTGACCTGAAGAGATCTCCGTCACTACTAGCAATATATTCTGCGATTAATTTTTTGCCATCATTGGGAGTTAGCTCTGAAGAAAGAGAGGAAGAGGAATCAATTGGTGACCAAGGAATAGGAAATACTTTTAATGACACTAAATATGCATTACGAAGACTGTTCATACAGTGTTACAAAAGACAACATTTTGACCCAGACGATGAAGAAGATGAATATGACTTAGTAAGAGACGAGACTAGAAGATTAACTTCAAATATGTTCAGGGCGATAACAAACGAAGACAATGTTCGTTGGTGGCAAAAAAGAAGACTTATTGACAGACCATTCGACTGTGATGGGAAAAACTGTGGAAATGCTTTTTCAGAACTGTTTGAAGTAAAGGAAAAGCCATCTGAAAGCAAAAAGGCCAAAGAGAAAAAAGAAAAAGAAAAAGAATTGAAAGAATTCAGCGAATAGATTATTTAATTACATAGGGGTACTTAAGATGGCAAATGTAAAATACACGGTTCAGTTTCCATTGAAATTTGAAACTGATGATCCGGGATATGATGGAATAGACACAGACAATCTACCAGAGTTGGTTAATTTTAATTTAAAAAATGTTCTCCTAACTAACCCGGGTGAGAGGACATGGGATAACGATTTTGGAGTTGGCATTAATCAATATATATTTGAAAACTTTGAAGACTTCGAAATAGAAGCCCTTGAAAATGAAATAAGAAATCAAATAGCAGAGTATGTTCCTTATATATATTTAAATAATATAGAATTTAGTCAAAGCATTGAGGGGCAAGTTTTGGGAATTCAAATTTCATATACAATCGCTCAAGTTAATACATCTCATATTTTAGATGTTGTTTTTGACCAAGGGGGCGGTATTCCAAGCTTTGAGGGCGATTATTCGAATCTACCATAAATGGTTGGTGGACGAGAAAAAATAACAATTCTAGTAATACCCCATAAGGAACATAACATAGTGATTGAAATATATTTGATTTAAGTATCTATTTACTTTGAATTTACAGGATTTTAAAAAAATGCCAAAGAACAAAAACGTACCAATAAAATACACCAGTAGAGAATTTGACAGTATAAAAGAAGATCTGGTTGATTATGCTAAAAGATATTATCCAGACTCCTATAGAGACTTTACAAAGGCCTCTTTTGGAGCAATGGTATTAGATAGCGTTGCTTATGTCGGTGATGTTTTATCTTATTATGTTGACTATAGCGTCAATGAAAGTTTCATGGACACAGCAATTGAATTTGATAATATACGAAAACATGCAAGGGCATTAGGGTATAACTATTTTAGTACACCATCATCATATGGTGAGGTTGCTCTTTTTATAAGTGTCCCTGCCAACACGAACGGAACAGCACCAGACACTTCATATTTGCCTATATTAAAAAAGGGTGCTAGTTTTTCATCTACAGACGGCAAGAATTTCATTCTAACAGAAAATGTAAACTTTAATGATCCAAAAAGTGAATTCGTAGCAACAGGTATCGACCCAACTACGGGCCTAAACACTTACTTTGCTGTCAAAGCATACGGGCAAGTAAAATCTGGCGTGATTGTTCAGGAAGAAATAGACTTGACCGAAGAGGTATTTGAAAAATTTAAAATCATAAGAGTTGGTGATGCAAATATTTCTGAAATTATTAGTGTGTTTGATTCGTCTGGTAACCAGTACTATCAAGTTGATACACTGTCGCAAGAAGTGATATTTAGAGAGACAACCAATAGAAATGCCCATAATGACGGAGTTAGATCTATTTTAAAGCCGTTTGTTACAAATCGTAGGTTTGTTTTAGAGCAAGACGACACAGGTACATATATGCAGTTTGGCTTTGGGTCCGAAGACGAAGAAGACGAAGCAGACAGTTTAGTAGAGCCCTCAAGGATTGCTTTGAGGCTTCACGGCCAAAGACAAATAACCACATCGACTTTCGATCCAACAAAATTATTAGCGACCGATAAGTTAGGCGTTGCCCCATCCAGCACAACATTGACAGTAAAATATAGAATAAATGATGGCGAAAACTCCAGTGCTGCTTCGAACACCATAACATCAGCAGATCAATATGAATTTGTTTTTGTTAATGAATCTTCTCTGTTGTCTAATGAAGTCGGTGAAGTCAGGGCTTCACTTGAATTGACAAACGAAGAACCAGTCACAGCAGTTAGTGCTGATATCACCGTGGATGAATTGAAGCAAAGAGCAAAATCACATTATGCAACACAATCTAGAGCAGTCACCAAACAAGATTATGAGTCTTTGGTATATAATATGCCTGCTAGTTTTGGTGCTGTAAAGAGAGCAAATATTATAAACGATGCTTCTAAAAATGACAAAAGAATAAGAATGTTTGTTATATCAGAAGATTCTGATAATAAACTGTCTTATACATCTGGTGTGGTAAAAAATAATATAAAAAATTGGTTGAAACACTACAAGAGTTTGAACGATCATGTAGAAATACATGATGCAAAGATTATTAATTTCAGTATTGACTTCAAGGTGGTCACAGATAGAAGATACAACAGTGATGAGGTGGTGTTTGATTGTGTAGAAAAATTAAAAGAGTATTTTAATAACAAATTGTATATAGGCGAGCCTCTTTACTTAACTCGAATATATGACGAGCTTAATAGTATAGATGGAGTGGTTGATGTAAAGAGAGTTACCATTGAAAACAAAGCAGCAGGCCTTTATTCAATCTTGCCTTTTAATTTTTACAACGCCCTTTCGGCAGATGGGACATATTATATCGTCCCAAAAAATGTGATATTAGAATTAAAATATCCCGATTTAGATATAAAAGGAACGGCAATATAAAATGGCTATAAAAAGATATTATTCAAACGCTGATAATACAATTACCAACGCGTTTCAATCAGACCTAACAACAAGAGGGACTGGATCAAATATGGGTCAGGCCGATATATTGGAGGTATTTTCAATATACGGTCAATCAGGTGGCTCTTCAACAGATGCAGAGCTTTCTAGAATTATAATTAATTTTCCTGCTGCCACAATGGCATCAGACAGAAGTAGCGGACTTATACCAGCTTCTGGTAATGTTAGTTTCTTTTTGAAGATGTTTAATGCAGAACACAGACAGACAACTCCTAGGTCATATACCTTGGCAGTTCATGCCTTGGAGGGTTCTTGGGAAGAAGGGTTCGGTCTGGATATGGAAGGTTATGAAGATCTTACCTATGATAAGGTAGGCTCTAACTGGATTAGAAGAACTGGAACAACAGCATGGGACACTGCCGGTGGCCAATATTTTCTTGATTCTAGCTCTTCTTTTGAACAAGAATTCGACTCTGGATTAGAAGACATGGAAATCGACATTACAGTGCTTGTTGAGCAATGGATCAATAGTGATGGTAATGTTTTGGGCTCCAAAGATAGAGATGGAGTAATAGTAAAATTAGAATCTACCTTGGAGGCACAAAGTGACTCTAACCTAACTGGTTCCGTATCAAAATTTTATACCAAAAAGTTTTTTTGTAGATCTTCAGAATATTTTTTCAAAAGGCCTGTTGTGGAGGCAAGGTGGGACTCTGCCACAAGAGACAACAGGGGTAATTTTTATATTAGCAGTTCTCTCTCGACGCCAACAGATAATTTAAATACACTATACATGTACAATTATGTTCGAGGGAACTTGAGAGACATTGGCAACAGATCAACTAATTTACCTGCTTTGACACTCTATCATGCGTCTGCCTCTGTACCAGAGATAGGAAGTAGAAAGGGTTTTTTAAATTCGGAAAATGTAGCGGTCGAACATTTAACATCTAGTAGAGAATCAGTCGGAGTATACAAAGCGACTTTTGCCGTAACTTCCAGCGTGGTATCAGACTTGTACCCTTATCTTGTTGATGTGTGGACACTAGATGGAACACAGGTACATACAGGGTCAGCCTTTTTGCCTAAAACTCAT